GGAGGGAGAGGAATAACATCTTATTACTACGAATTTGATCGGCTAAATTAATTTTTGACGTCCATAATTCTATTTTTTCCTGCTCATATATTGTAGATGGGTTTGTTAATTCTAAACTAAAATCAACTAAATCTTCATCTGTATATCCCTGTGAATAAAGGTGTACTAATCCAATTTTTGTAAGTTCAGAAACGACAATTCTTTGTATTCTTTCTATTGTTCTTGCAAATCGTACATCCAGTGCCGCTAATGTTGCTTTACCATCAACACCTTCTTCATAGCCTAAAAACGCTTTTGGAACCCTTAGTGATGCAAGTAGCCTATTCTTAAGATATTCTATATCTTCTGTTCCAGTCCATTCCATTCCTCCAAGAGAATCAATACTTGTACCACTATTTCCTCCTCTAGTAGGTAAATAAAAATCTTCCATCATATTTTGCATATTAAATTTAAGGTTATAATCACCAGTTGCTTGGTCAATATATGGAGTTTTCTTCATTCTATTTATTACCTGTTGCATGTAATTGTCTACCTCATTTGGAGGAATATTACCAATATCAATATTAAATACTCTTTTTTCTGGGGCGCGCATAATTCTATGAATCATCATGGCATCTTCCATAAGAGTTAATTGTTTCCAAGTTTTTCTACCAGATTCAACTATTGATTTACCATAAGGTAGCCAATTAGTATCATTTAGCATTCTAAAATGAGCAACTTCATAATTTTCATAATATGTTTTTGAAGTTGAATTTGTATTTGTAGCACTAACCCCTGCAAAGCTAGCGTCGTGTAAAAATCTAACGTATTCTGGTCTTTCTGGATCCATTCCTTCTTCTCTTTGGACTTCATATACAGAAATAGGATTACAACCAGTTACTCCTACTTTTTCTAAGATATCCAATTTAAGATAAAAATCTCCATACTTACATATGTTTCTTATCCATGGCCAGAGGTTAAATTCTACGTTTAATACGTCATAATATAAATTATGCAATATTTCTTTTATTTCCTGCTTATCACTAGTAATAGTTAGTACGTCACCAAATTCGTTTTTCATTGTTGATTCGTCTGCATATATATCTAATGCTGATGATATAATTGAATCTGTGTCCATTGCTTCATAATCAGTGAATAATTCATTTCTCATTTGAGAAAACGCCTGGGTTGGGTTGTATACCGAATTTGCTGCACTAGAATGGTGTAGTCTATTATATCTATCTACTAATGTATTTGATGCTAATTTACCAGCTGATTGTAATCTAGCTGTATCTACTACCCTTAAGCCTTTTTCTCCAACCCGTCTAACAACTGTTGATGTTGAAAATAGCTTTTGTAATCTTCCAAAAAATGTTTTATCTGCCATATTGTTTTCTCCTGTAACCTATTTTAGTAACCAAGTCAAATCTTCATCTTGACCAGTACCAGTTTTCATTTTCCAAGGATTATTTGTAGAATCATTAGCAGTATATACTCCGTCGTATTGGTTTGATTTTCCAATTCTACTAATAGCTAACTTATCTAATTCTATTCCTTGTTGTTTTAATTTTAGTGCAGTGTCTCTTACCCACATTGCAATACTAAACGCCATTACAAGATCATCGTTATATCCTCGTTGGGCTTCAGCTTTACTACCATGCCAAATAAAAACTCGTAATTCTTCTAAAAGCCTTCTTGACCTAACGATACATTCTTTTTCTCTAAAATAAATATCAAGTTTAGAAATTAAAAGTGGTCTAGTTTTTGAAGATGTTGTAAATCCAGGTGTCATTTGTGATTTATCTTTTAAATCATAACCCCGGGTTAATTGCGTAGTTGCATCTACTACACCGTCTTGTTTATATGTATAATATAGATTTTTATAGTCTCTATCTATTGCACTCTGAATAGCTCCAAAGCCTACACTAGCATTTTCAATTACTAATAATGCATCGTTGTATTCTGTTGCAACACCAACTAACATATTACCAAAATCTTTTGGTGTTAATTGTCCTCTATATTCTGCTACCTGTGTTACTGTTTCTATATCTATTACATGGAAAGTTGAAAAGTCACTACCATCACCTCTTGCAACATCGGCAACTACTATATATGATTTAGCATAATCACACTGTTCCCATATCCAATAATTTCCGTCAAAACCCCTTTGTTCAGCAGGGTCCATTTGATATGTATTGGTATACCATTCTATTATTGATGGATCGACTACATTGTGACCAGAAGAAATAAAATCGCAATCACATTCTTGAGCTGCCATTTTAGGACCTAATAATGCATCTTGCTCGTCTCGCCAATCTTGATTTCTTTCAGGATGTACACTCCAATGTAGTCTAATTGTATTAAACTTATTGGTACCTTCTTCTGCTTTAACCCATGTTTTATGGAAAAAATTACCAACACCATTTGGAGTAGATAATATAATAGCTTTACCACCAGTTGCTAATGTTTGTTGTGCTGATGCCCATATCTCATCTATTTTGTCGATAAATGCTGCTTCATCTATTATCAATAGTGATAATGCCTCAGATCTACCAGCATCTCCAGAACTTGAAACTGCCTTTACTTGAGAACCATTTTTAAACCTAAGACTTAATTTATTATCTTCAGTTGTTGTTCCCTTTAACCAACTAGGCAAATATTCATGCATTTCTCTAACCTTTGTTACCAAGTTTTTTGCAACATCTTGCTTTGTTGCAATTACAAGAACATTTTTATCTTCGTGAAATAGCATTAACCATAAAGAGTATCCTGCAGATATTGTTGATATACCTAACTGTCTAGATTTTAGAATTATGTTGTAATCGTTGTGGGTAAACTGTTCAAGAGATCTTTCTTGAAATTTGTATAGATTAAATGGGATTCTACCTCGAGTAGGATGTTGGATCTGGCAATACTTTCGCATAAAGTATATTGGATCTGTAACACACTTAAGATATTCTTCTCGTATAATTACTTTAAGAGACTTGGTCTTCTTCATATATATAAATATATTACCAAGACAATTTTAATACTTATTTCTTTCTTTTTTCTAAAGATCTACCTCCAAAATATGCACCAATTACTGTGATGAGTACTAATTGTAATAAGTCTGTCCATTTCGGTTCAACTACAAAGTTTATAGATCCAGCGTCAATAAATATCATTAATACCGTGCACACTACTAAAAATATAAGTACAAGGGGTCTAACGTTTTTAGATAACCAAGAATCAGAATTCATATCTGCTTTCCAACGGTCACTAATATTAGCCTCCATATCTGTTTCATACTTAGCAACGAGTTCTTGTATTTTTTGTTCTGCTGCTAGTTTTTCTTCTTTAGATGTATGTAAGTTATCTATAACTCCACCTACACTCTTAACTAGGTCTCCTGCACCTGCTGAAAATATTTTTCCTAATATACTCATAACTTTATCTCCTTATTTTTAGTATTCAAATGGTGGTGTACCATAATCTTTTTGTTGTATTCCGTACCAGGTACTTCCAACTTGGTAATACCACCAACCATGTTTGTTATCTTCTATAATCTTAAACTTACCACTTGGTAAAGGTGAATTTTTTTTAGAAGCTCTTGCTATATATTTTAGTACTGGAACACCGTCATCAAAGGTTTTATCTGTTTTTCTAGCCATTACAGATTTTGTTTTATCTGTGTTTGTTGCTATATGTAGCTTAAACGCTGTGTCATCACTTAGAAATGACTTAAAAACATCTTCATTTACTGATTCCTTCTTATTTATAGCCTTTGCTGCTTTGACGGCAGATTTATGTGCTTTTGAATTTTTATGGGCTGGTTTTTCACCTCGCTTTCTTTTGGCATGTATATTTGCCCAAAGACCCTTATTCTTTTTTTCGGTTAAATCATCTTCAACTGGTTCTGTTTGTAGAGCTTTATTAAATTCTTTTTCGGCCTTTACAACTTGTGCATGCATTTTTATTAAGCCCTGCTTTAACTTTTCTTTTTTCTTAGGGTCTTTTTCGTTAACAAAAGCCTTTCTTAAGTCTTGTTGGTTAAGCTGAATTTTTTTATACGTTTCAATTGCTCGTGTAAAGTTTTTTGTAATACTTTCTACTAAAACATCCACTAGTTCTTCAGTTATTATTTCTTGTAATCTTTGTTTTTTCATAGTTAATCCCAAAATATCATTTTGCCTAATATACCCAATAAAACAATCCAAATAGACCATATTGTTTTCTGAGCATTTTTTCTAAACGTTGTATTTTTATTTACCCTTGCAATTGCACCAGTATCCGGACCAAGAAGAGTTCTTTTAATCATAGAAATATCATTTTGCATTTGCGATTGACTCTCGCGCATGTATTCTATGTCCTGTCTCAACAATTTAATGTCGCCATGAAGATGTTCATTTGTTAATCTTGCCATATGTCTTTTCCTAAATTATACATCTAGATATAAATATATTTAACACTACTCTTTATGTATGTTATCGAACTTTTTAGTTAAATCTTTTTCTATACTATCTATTTTGTTTTTAATTCTGTTACTTAATTCTTCTGTATTTTGTTTTGACCAATCTTCAATTTTTCCAGCCTCTGTTATATATCCTCGCCTATTTGAAGCAGCTATAAAATCATCAGCTATCATTTTAATATCCTTTAAATATGTTTTTAGATTTTTATTCATTTCATCCTTTTCATATTCTAAATATTTTTCTCTATTTGTTATCTTTAAATATGTTTCTTCAGATATTTTACAATCAGAACATTCTTTGTATAGTCTCCAAAATATTTTATCTAAATTACCCTTCATAACCTTAGTTTGGCATTTTGGACAAACTAACGGCATAAGAACTGATTGTCTAACGTTATCTAATTTTGTTACTGATTGGGTTATTCCATTTTTTATTGTCCATTTTTTACCCTTTTCTTCCCAAATGTCTCCTTCTATGTGGTCTCCAATAGGATCACCATAACCTATTTGTATTTTTGTCTTGTTTCCAAACTTTTTTGTTGCAAGATTCCTCATTCGTTGAACCTTATGTTCTGGAATATATTTCTTCATAACCTTTATTCTCTTTTAAAATGTCATCATACCAGCAATTTGATTTACTGGGGCAAATGCGCCTGTTAACTTATATGTGTTTCCTTTATATATAAAAACTAATCCTTCACTTGGGATTATTGTTTTAAAACCACCAATAGATGATATTTTTTGTAGCTGTTGTGTCATTCTATTTAACTTTTTAAGATCGCCACCCTTTCTAACATCACTAATGGCTTTTGCAACCTGTTTTCTTACGTTTTGTACTGCTTTATCCGGGTTAGCTGCTAAAAATCCTTCTACATTTTTAAGAACCTCTGCTCCTAATTCAAAAAATAATGTTTCAAATGGAAGCATACTCTTTTTTACCTGTTCAGCATGATTTATTTTATCAAAATCTTTTGCTTTTTTAAGTAAGTCTTCGCTTTGTATAGTTTTTTTATCTAATCTAAAAGACTTATCAAAAAACGCCCAACGTTTAACCAATCCCATTTTAATTGTATTATCTACACCTTTCATTTTTTTATCAACAAAATCTTCCCACCATGCTTGGTGATATTCAGCAAAAGAAGAAGTGTTTTTCATATTAAATTTTTTCATTAGCTTACTTAATTTTCCAGTAAAATACGGTTTTTTTGCTGAATAATCTTGGTGAGGATTCATTTTTAGTATTTTAGGCCCAATAATAGAAAAATTCTTTTGAACAGTTTGATTTATTTGTGCAATCATTCCTGCTAGAATCCTAGCACCGTCATTAACAGACCCTATAGCTTTTCCATCCTTATATTGTAATACATTATGAAATTGTAGGTATGGTGCATCATAAGTAATTACGTTAGCTGAAGCTGGAAACATAATTTCCATATTTACCCAGTTACTACCATTGTTAAATATTTTTTCTTGTTGTTTAGGATTAAGACTACCAATAGCTTTTCCTAGATCTTTCATAGCAAAGGTAAAAGCTTTTTCTATATTACCCCTACCTTTAAATTTTGCTGCAACTGCTTTGTAGTCCATTCCTCCGCGTTTAAGATCTCCAGTATTTCTAGCCGCTAGCATTTTGCCATTCCAACTAATAAATAAATTTTGGCCATCTGTTTTTTCTGTTGCTGCTTTTTCTAGGTCAAGGTTTCCTCTAAGAGAAAGGTCTATTATATTTTTAAAGTCTCCAAAGGTCAAGTTTTTATCATCAAATGGGTGAGACATATGGCCATAAGCACCTCCTTCAGTAAGTATTTGTTTGGCTAACCATTGCCCTAGATTTTCATCTAAAGTATTGATTGATATATCCTTTGGAAAAGAAACTTTTTTACCTTGTTTCTGTTTTTTAAGTGTGTTTTTTATATTACTCATTTGTTTACTTTGTTTTATAGGCTCTTTTTTAGATGATGTGATTGATGCTTCTGCGCCTAGATAGTCTATAAATTCAAAACCTGATTGTTGGGCCAAATATTTTGACCAACGCCTCCACCTATTATAAGCAGCCTTTCCTATTCTATCCCTCAAATAATTTGTACCTGCGGCTACATCAGAAGCGCCTGTTGCAGGTATTCCTGCAGGGAAATAAGATACACCACCTGTAGGACCGTTTGGGTAGGCTGTGTCATGTTGAAAAAATTCTTCTTCTGGTACCAAATAATTTAATACTTCCATACCCAATCTAAATGCCATTTTATTAGTATCTGTCCTATATGATTTTTGAGTACCATAAAAATATCGTGGACCGTCATCAACATCTTGTTGGCCGGGCTGAGTATTACTGGCCTCCTTTATTACTGACCTTAGATTATATTTTTTAAAAAATCCTTCCATTACTTCATTTAGCGATTCTAACTTATCAACTATAAGGTCATAGTTTTTAACGTGCCCAAATATTCCTTTAAATATTTTAAGTTTATTTTTCTTTTCTAAACTTTTATCACCTAAAGCTTTTCTAATTGCAGTACCACTCATTTCCCCATATCCAGAAACATTTAATGAAACATGAGGAGCTATATATGTATATGCACCTTCCTTATATCCAATATCAGCTTTTCCTTTCCAAGGTCTAAAAAACTTTCCTTTATCTAATCTACTTGCATCTTTTTTTCCTACAATAAATACTGCAGCAGTTGTTTCAGGGTCATATTTTTTTAAAATTTCAGTAGCTTGGTATGTATTTTTTACCTGTACTACTTTAGATATTCCGTGAGATTTAATTATTTTTTTCTTTTCTGCAAATGAAAACGGAGATTTTGGCAAATCAACCTTACCACTAGTAGCTATATACGCATCTTTAAATTTTGAACTGACATGCTTATACACTTCAACATGGTGTTTACCCATAGGTTGAAACCTACCAGGATAGATTGCTACTATTTTAGTTATCTTCTTTTCTTCAAGAAGTATTTTATTTGCTAAATAATTTCCTAAACTCATTTAGATTTTCTCAACTCCAATTCTTTTTTTATCCATTGTTTGGCTATGTGATTTTGTAAAGGTTTTTTTATAAATTTATTTGCTCCTTTTTTAACAACATCAGGAAATTCCTTATATTCCGAGTTATCCACTATCAGTATATTGCTTGATCCAAATAATGATTGAAATTTACCCATATTATTTTGTACTGCTTGCCAAGAACTTTTTACTAGTTCAGATGGTATTTTTCTATCCCTTTCAAAATTTCTCTGCAAAGCTACATCAAGATCTGTGTTTACAAATATCATAAAGCAATCATATCCAACAGACTCAAGTTGTTTCTTTTGAGACTGTATTCTAGGATAGTTTTTACCTGTACCATCTATAAGTAATCCTAATCTTCCATTTATATAGTTTTTAAGGGCAGCATCTCTAACGCTTTTACTTTTAGCACGTAATGCCATGGCTTGTTCAAACTCTGCAGGGTTAAGCTTTGCAATGTCTTGACTTAATCCTTTCATTTGTAGGTATGTTTCAAAGTACTTATCACTATTTACAGATTTTAATCCTTGAGCAGAAACAAATGGCATTTTTTCTGGCATACCAAAAAGGGTAGATGCAGCATAAGATTTACCACTACCAGGACCACCAGCTGTAAATACTGCCTTAAATATTCCTGGATCATATACTCCTTCGTTTAATATGTCAGTTAATTTAATCATATATTATAAATATAAAAGTATGCTGTTATAAGGTTATTATCCTACTATTTTTACAAATGCAATTATAAAATAAGCTTTCCTGATGTTAAGTTTACCTTTCCAGAAGAAATAGTAATTTTACCCGTAGCAGAAACACTTGTAACTGATACAGGTTCATGTGTTATAACAATCCTTGCACCAGTAAAAAAACACTGTGTCTGAAGTATCGTATTTATCTGCATATAAATGCCGTCAACAAAAGCTCCATTTACTTCTTCGGTATACGCGGTAATTGCTTGCTGGGCGTTAGATACTCCTGCATTAACACCAAGGTTTGATGCTACTAATAAAACTTCATCAGCATCAAATAGTTTAGCTTGATATGCGGCAGCTCCTTTTCCTCCAGCAGTTACTGTTACAAATCCTTCTATGGATGTTACAATATCACTTGAAGGAAAAGTAGTATTATCCATACGGAGAATTATAGTTTGATCTGCAGTTGTGTTGTTGGTTCCAGTCGAGTTATCATCATCACCAAATGATTCAGCAGCATCACCGGCACTGTTACTCCAACCTGAGGTTACTAGTACTGCTGCGTTTGGGAATAAAATTTGTTGTGCCATATTATGATAAACTTATTGTTGCTGTTTTTGTAACTGGTGATCTACCCGAACTATCAATTACTGTAAATACCAATGCATTAGGTACACCTCTATTTTTAGTTACAGTAAGTGTACATGTACAGTCAGCTGTTGCTGTTGGCATTGTGGTTACAAAACCAACCTTAGATGTGTTTGCAGCAATCGCGGTATTAATTGAATCAGCAAGCTTGTCTGTAGTAACTTGATCATCAGCTATATGTTCAGTATCAATACTTCCGTCCTTGTAATGTACACTATCAACTCCATCCTCTATGGCTGTTAATATTTCTGCGTCAGATTGATCTGCAGTTGCACCATTCTCTACATTAAGTATTGCTAAAGCTTCTGTTTTTGATAAAGCTTTTGGTACTCCAGCACTTGAAGCAGTTCTACCTATGAAAGTATCTGTAGCTATATTAGCTAGCTTAGCCATTGTAACTTGTGCGGCTGCAATGTGATCTGTATCTATAGAACCATCTACATAATGTACACTATCGACTCCATCCTCTATTGCTGTTAATATTTCTGCATTAGATTGATCTGCAGTTGCACTTGTTTCTATACCATCTAACTTGTCGTGGTGAGCAACAGTCATTACACCAGCAATTGAATCTGATGCCTGCGCTAAAACTACATTATCTCCATCAGAAGAGTTAATTGTTATTTGTGTTGTTGCTGTTGTTGCTGTTAAGTTAGTGGTAACATTTGTAGCTTTTCCATCATTTCTAGTTACCCTGGTTGATAATGATCCTGAGGTCGCTACTAGTGATCGTATATCTGTAGCAAATGAACCAGAGCCGGCATCATTTGCATTAATGGCATCAGTTATATCATCTACCTGTGCTCTAAGTAATTCAAACACTTTCCATTCTGGATCTATCTGGTGATCCACATCAGTAAAAAATTTTTCTTCTGCAGAACCATCTTTATTTCCTCCTGACTTAAATCTATCTGATATTTTTGTTTTTTGTCTTCCCATATTATTACTCCGTTGTTATTCCGTCTAATCTATAATTAAATCTCCAGGCTCCTGTTCCTGTACCTTCATTTTTCATCATTACAGCTATTAGTTCGTGTCCTGGATTAGGAGTAAAAGCTTTACTACCTGTTATGTTTATATGATATGAATGTTGACCACTCCCATTTGTTTCACCGTCCGATGTACTATGTATTGATTGAGAAGCTGCAAAACCCATAACAGTAGTAGCATTTGTATCACTTGCAATACTTCCAGTATAAATCCATATAGTTGGGTTTTGTGATGAACCACATCTTTGATTTGATTTTAAAGTTACGTCTTTAACACCACATGGTATTATATGTAAGTTGTTAATATATTGTGGAGGTATAGCAGTTGGGTCAGATACTTGTACATTCCATGTATTACTAACTAATCCATTTGAACCACCATAGAAATATTTGTTTTGTGTTGGACTGGATATATTTGCAGATGCATTTGCTATAAATACTCTTTGACCTATAAATGAGCCAGCAGTTACTGAACCAAAATCTACATCTGCTGTCGTAACTAAGCTTTGATCAATTGCTTTTACATCTGCTAAATTAGTTACTTCCGAATCCATTAATGCGCCAGCCGTAGTAACATTTGCTGCGTCTGTTACGTCAGCGCTTGCTTCAATTGCATCTAGTTTTGATTTTAAAGTATTTGTAAAATCGTTAGCAGTTTGTGTACCAGCGGCTATTGTTCCATTTGCAGCTATTGTTATTCCATCGCCTGCAGTTAATGCTGCAACTACATTGGTTGCATCTGTAACGTCTGCACTTGCTTCTATTCCATTTAACTTAGTGTGATCTGCGTCTGTAAATACATTTGAATTTGTAGCTGCTTCAACAGCAGTTCTTATTTCTGCGTTTGTTTGGTCGGCTGTTGCACTTGTTTCAATTCCGTCTAGTTTACTCTTTAAAGTATTTGTGAAGTCGTTTGCAGTCTGTACTGGTAGACCTGATAAATTAGTTCCATTTCCAGTAAATCGAGCTGCAGTTATATCATTTGCAAACATATTACCACTTGCGCTTATATTACCTGAGGCTGTTATGTTTGTAAGTGTTTGTAAAGAACTTGAATAAACGCCAGCTGGCAAATTTGCCTTAACATTAGTTGCATCTACATTATCAGCTCCAGCCTCTATTCCATCTAGTTTCGATTTTAAAGTATTTGTAAAGTCGTTAGCTGTTTGAGCATCAGCTGCTATTGTTCCATTTGATGCTATTGATATGTTGGTACCGGCAGTTAATGCTGCTACTACATTTGTGGCATCAGTTACATCAGCACTTGCTTCAATTGCGTCTAGTTTACTCTTTAAAGTATTTGTGAAATCGTTTGCTGTTTGAGCTGGTAAACTTGTTAAATTGCTTCCATCACCATAAAATTTATATCCATATACATCACCACTTGAACTTATATTACCTGAGGCTGTTATGTGAGTGGATGCACGTAGATCTCCATTAATTTCAACTTTAGCTTTTGGTGATGATAAGAAAGGGCCACCTAACATTGATCTACCAGTTATCTGTATTTGATCATTAGCATCACCCATTGTGAATGTACCTAATGAATTACCTAATGCAGCTTTTACATTTGTTGTGTCTGTTACGTCAGCACTTGCTTCAATATTATCTAGTTTTGATTTTAAAGTATTTGTAAAGTCATTAGCAGTTTGTGCTGTAACTACAAAGTCCATATCTCCAGTAGTGTCTTCCC